TAAGTGTAATGCTAGTGTAGTAGTCAATTATCTAGGAGTTGAAGACATATGATATTAATAGATGACTTGAGATTAACAGATATTGCTGCAGTATCTACTATAGATGATGCGACAACAAGATGGATATATGAGTCTATAGACTATGTCTTGAGAGGTAGAAACTCTATCATAAATAGCGAATTAAAAAAGCTAGAAATGATAGATTTAATGAATGAGCAAGAGATTAATATGCTCTTGTGGGAATACTCTATATACACTAAAAATGCAACTCTTGAAGAAAAGAAAAAGATAGTTAAAAGAGCTATATTTTCTAAGATTAATATGGGAACAACTAAGGTATTAAAAGATGTGTGTGGGCTACTGTATAAAGGATTTGATGTAAAAGAATGGACTGCTTACAATGGTAGACCTGGAACTTTTAGAATATATACAGACAAGAAAATAACAGACCCTAGCGAGTATAGAGAGTTGATGGAAAACATAGAAGCTAATAAGAATGTTAGAAGCCACTTAGATTATATAGAGTTAAAACAAGTAAACACATCTAAATACTACATATCTGGTTTTAAAGAAGTAACATTATTAGCAACTAAGGAAAATAAAAAGAAAGACTTTACTGTAAATAATGCTATTTACATAAAAGCATATAAACAAGTTATAGGAGGTATGACTAAATGAAATTTAATGGCATAACTAAAAAAGGTAGAGAATATTTGGCTAAAATCCAAGCAGAGAACAAGCCGATTAACTTTGTTAAAATTAAAATCGGTGATGGTAGACTAGATAACTATGATAACCCTGCAGAGCTAGAACATTTAATTAATCAAAAAGTTGAGAAAGGAATATTAACCCTAAACCAGGAACATGACACAGTTATTTTAACAACAAATATAGATAATGTAAGTCTTAGAACTGGATACTATCCAAGAGAAATAGGAGTGTTTGTCAACGATAATGGGCAAGAAATCATGTACTATTACATGAATGATGGGGATGAAACTTCTTGGATACCGCCTGAAACTGACGGTCCATTTAAGATAGAATTGAAACTTAACTTAATTGCATCTAATGCTCAATCTATTGTAGTGGAAGGAGTTGGAAAAGATCTATACATCACAAAAGAATTCTTAGAAACTAACTATACACAAAAAGGTGGGTATACAGGAACAGCTCAAGAAATTGACGATAGAGTAGTTTCTGCACTTGGGAAAGAAGACGGAAAATTCCCTTTAACAGAAGCAGTAAAAGGAAATGTTTACTATTTCCCAGGCAATAAAAAATTCTACATTTGTAAAGAAGCTCAAAACAGAAGAGTAAGTGTTCCAGATGGGAACTTTGAAGAACTATCAATTTGGGAAAATCGTAAGAGATTGGAAAATCTATACAAAAATTTTGAGCAAAGTGGGAATTGGTACTATAAGCAAATAAGCTCTAATTTTTACATGCTATTCACTTGGATTCCAAATATTCCGGGTGGAGAATCTTACTATGATTTACCTTTTCCTACGACATCTGAGTATACAAACTCTTTAGTTTTAGCAACACAAACTGGAGCAGGAGCTGTAAGACCAATAACATGTTACATAAAAAACAGAAAATTATATTTTAATAGTCAAAATACGACTAAAGAGAACTACAGTATTTTTGCTATAGTGCAAGTTTGATATTTATAAAGATAATAATTTAAATATAAGAAACTTGTACTTTTATAAAATTTGGACTAATCCCAGTAAAATTTCCTTTGCCTCCAACTCTTATACAATTTGCATGAATATCTAGTACACAATATTCGAACCAAGTTGATTGATTTAAACAGTTAATCCCTATTATTTTTTCTTTTTTTATGTGTGTTGGGATAGGCAAAAACCATTCAGTCACATCTGTTCCATTTTGATATCCAAGTAGATTACTCATGCTCAAAATTTCAATTTTGATTAGATTTTCCACTTTACTATTTGGAAAATCTAAAAAGAAAGTCAGATAACATAATGTATCATGGAGGTTCGCCAGTACCAGTTGGTACAAGTGGAAAATTACCAAATTATGTTACATATAGAAATATATTAGATTATTATTTTAAAATTAGATTTTCAGGAGGAGTATCATTTTATGTTGTTTTAGATAACTCTACAAATACAAATATAGTCGATTATACTTTATTTAATGGTATTAAATTTCACTTAGATATTAATACTAATATTTTGAAATTAGTAGCTGACCCTCAAAATCAATTTATTTCTATTGATGTATTTAATAAATTGACTTAAATATTTATTTAATTATAGCTAAAGTTTAAATTTCACCAACCAATGTGACAGAAAGACTTTGATTCCCTGCAGAATAAAATTCAAATGTTTTAGTGTTAGCTATTTGATCAAATCCAGTATACATTATTTGTTTCATTAAAGAATCATCTAATTGTCCTTTATTGGCAAATCCAATAAAGTTTACAGAGTATATTTTTTTAAAATTAGTTTTTATATATCCTGTTCTTAACCCTGAATTTCCTGGGACAAAAACTGTTTCTATAGCCACTTTTCCAATTTTAATAATGCTATTATCAGAATCGAAACTGATTAAATTTTCCATTATTTCAAGAATTGTATAATAAATCTACCGAAAAATAGGAGGTTTAATTATGCAATTATTGGTGTTGGAAAATTTAAAGAAGGAAAATGTGGATGTTTATTTAGAGTATCTAAATAGTTGTAAGAGTAGTAATTGGGAGACTTGGGAGACTACATATAAGACTTACTGTAATAATTTTAAATTATTTCTAATTTGGTTTCAGAAGGCTTATAAAAATAAGTTACTTCTAAGTAAAGAAACATTACTAGAAATGCCAACTATAATGGAAAGTTACAGGAATTACTGCAGGAGTTTAGGGAATAGCAAAAGAACTTTAATGAATAAAACTACCGCTATATCTACATTTTATGCTTGGTGTGTTAGGCGGAATAAGATTAAATACCATCCTTTCGATAGTAAATTAGATAAGTTAAGGTTTACAGAAAAAGACAAGGTTAGGAACAGTTATTTTCTTACAACAGAGCAAATTTTAACTGTAAGACTCTACATGCAAGTAGAATCAAAAAAATATGATTTGCAAGACAGGATTTTATGGGAATTGTTTTTGGATAGTGCATGTAGAATTTCTGCTATTCAGAATTTAAAGATGGAGCAACTAGACTTAGAAAATGGATATTTTAGAGATGTAAAAGAAAAAGAGGGTTATATAGTAAATGCTTTCTTTTTTCAAAAATGTAAGGAACTTATAAAAGAATGGTTAGAATATAGAGCTGAAAATGGGGTAGATGTAGATTGGTTTTTTGTTACTAAGTATGGAAAAATTTATAAACAGATGACACAAGGAGCTATTAGAAATAGGATTAGAAAGCTAGGTATGATATTGGGGATAGAAGATTTATATCCCCACACTTTAAGAAAGACAGCAATAAATCTTATTAATAATCTTGCTGGATTAGGGTTAGCAAGTAGTTATGCAAATCATAGTAGCAGTGGGGTTACAAGTAAGCATTATATTGCAAAAGCTAATCCAACAGAGATAAGAAATAGCATTATAAATGCGAGAAAAAAATTAGGTATTTTTTAAATTTATATTATAGAGATTTTTAAATTTATTCAGATTTTTAATGTCTAAGGAATGCGATACAAGTGTGATTACATAGCCCTCTTTTCCCATACGTCCTGTACGGCCAGCGCGGTGAGTGTAAGTTTCCATATCTCTAGGAACGTCAAAGTTAACCACGCATTCCAAGCTATCAATGTCGATACCACGAGCTAGAAGGTCTGTCGCAAGAAGCAGTGTTAGTTGCTTATCTTTGAATTTTTCTAAGATAACTTTTCTAAATTTAACATTGACATCGCTAGCTAGTGAAACAGCTAAAACATCGCGATACTGCAATTTTTCCTCAGCGCTTCCGAGGTCTGACAAACTATTAAAGAAGACTAGGCCACGGAAATCCTCGACATGTGCCAGTTTTCTAAGCATATCAACTCGGTGTCGTTGGTCTACTTGCATGTAGAAGTGTTGAATGTTGTCCAACTTTTGATCAGAGAGGTCGATGGTGCGCGTGTTGGGCGCAATCTTATCTTGGTCAAACTTGGTAGTGGCACTCATATAGATGAGTTGGTGGTCACGAGGTGCG